TATATCCGCAGAAGTTAAAGGTACTGCAGAAGGTTTATTTCCTATGAAAGGCATTTAATTTTCCTATGTTGAAATATCGTCAACCGCAGAAACCCATACATCAAGTGATGCAGCAGTATCAGATTGTATTTTTAAAGCATCGCCAGATTGTAAAACAAACTTAGCTCCACCATCTAAAACTTGTAATGCTGAACCTGAAGGGATTGGTGCAGTTTTTACTAAATAAATATCATTCGTTCCATCATTAATATAAACATCTGCATTGACTGCAGAACCAGTTATATTAGCAATAGATATTCCAACTACTGTATCAAATGAGTTTGCTGTGAAAGATGTAACAGCAGATGTACCTACGTTATTGTTTGTGTATCGTCTAAAATTTTGTGCCATATTTTATTTCCTATTATATTATTTGTTACTATAAAGCAATTGACATAGCAATCGCAAAACCATTACTTGCTTTACTATCTATTTGAGTTTGAATAGCTGAAGTTACACCATTCAAATAACCAAATTCTGTATTATCTACTGTACCTGTTCCAATCTTAGTTGCAGCAATTGAATTAACTGCAAGTGTTATTGTACCAGAAGAAGTTATTGGACTTCCTGTTACTGTAAATTCTGATGATCCTGAATCTGCTACTCCTACTGATGTAACAGTTCCTGAATTAGAAGGAGTTACTTGTGTAAATGTAATTGTGCTTGAACCAAGTGTAGCACTTGTATCTGTTGTACATAAAAATATTGTATCAGCATTTGTAGTACCTTCTTGAATTATAACTAACTGACCAGAAAGTTCAGATATAACATCATACTCAGTATCTCTTGAAGCTGAACCAGAAGCTACAACAGTATAGATACCATTTTGTGCTGGAGTTGTTTGATTTTTTAATAAAACTCTATCAGCAGTTACTAATGTAATACCATCTAAGACATCACCATTTTCTAAAGCTGAAGCAATAACTACGTTAGTTGTTGAAGCAACTCTACATATAATTCTTGTTTTTAATCCTGTAACTAAATTATCAACATAAGTTTTAGTAGCGGCATCAGAACCAGAACTAGGAGATCCTAATCCTGTAACTGTTCCGCCAGTTACTGAAACGTTACTAGCATCTTGTGTTGCTATAGTTCCTAATCCTAATGTTGTTCTTTGAGTTGTTGCATCAGCATCATCAAGTAATGCTTTACCAGCAGTTGTTAAATCAAATACTGCAGCTGTTCCTGATCCTGTAAATTGAATACCTTTATTAGCAGCAGAAGTTAATCCTGCAATTGCTGCAAGTTCAGCATCGTATGCTTGTACGTTTGTACCAATAGCTAAACCTAAATTAGTTCTAGCAGTAGATGTAGATGATACATCAGATAAATCGTTTGAAGCTGTTAGCTTTGTTCCAATTTGTGTTTGAATAGCACTTGTTACTCCAGATAAATGACCTAGTTCAGTATCTGTTACTGTTGATACAGCAATCTTTCCAGATGAATTAGATATAGCAGCTCTACTAGCAGTTAAGTCAGAAGTTACTACAGTTGTAGCAGCACCTGTTATTGTAGCTTGTTTAGCATTTAATTGTGTTTGTATTGCAGATGTAACTCCGTCAAGAAATGCAAATTCTGAATTAGATACTAAACCACCACCAATTTTAGTTGCGTCAATTGCAGCTGCTGCTGCGACTTTAGCATTGGTAATTACAGATTCTGGGATTGAATCATTTGTTTTAGATAATGCAGCAACATAAATAACTACTGCTTCATTAGCTAATGAACCACTATCCCATACAACAGTTACTGTAGTATTAGTTGAGAATGTAGTTGCACTAATTGTGCCGAATATAGTTCCTGGAGTTGTAGCTATTGCTTTAACTCTACGACCTACATGATAAAAACTTGTAACGTCTACACCAGCTACTGTGAATGAAGTTGCTGAAGCATAAGTAATTGTAAATCCATTATCTCCATCACCATAAATAATCCATTGAGAATCGTTAAACCATTCTCTAATTTCTGCAGCTAAACCTCTAAAGCAATTATTAATATTAGAAGGTAACATTCCTTCTGCTGTATTAATACTTCCTATTGTAGTGTTATTTGCTGCGGTTGTACTGTAATCTTTTATTCCTGCCATATTAATCTCCTATAAACCATGTGAAAACTTTATCGTTTTCTGTGTTAAATTTATTTATGTATTCGTTAACTGCAACTTCAACTTGTCTTTGAAAAAATTCTTGTGTATCAAATGAATATCTTACGTTATCTAAATCTTGTTCTACTACATCACTCATTATCTTAATCCTGCTGGACTAGCAACAATGTCTATACCTTGTGCATCATCCCAATTAGTTCCTGCGGCTATTTTAACATTAGCTCTAACATATCTTCCAGATTGTCTTAATGGTACAATGCCACTTGTATTTGCTGCAACATAACTAGAAGTTACTGCAGTATCTACTAAAGCATCTCTAGTTTTAAGAGCTACTGTCGAAGCACAATTAACAATTGGTCTTACTCCTGTAATCTTAGTTCTAAGTCCGGGAATAGGTTCTAATTCAGAAGTCTCTATTTCAGCTTCTAATTCATTACCTGCAAAAATAGCAGCTTTAAAATCAGAATCAATTGCACCTAAGTATAATTGACCACCTGACCAGAAATCAGTATCTAATGCTATGTTAATATTATCTAAGTTTGTAGATATAATNTCCATTANNTCTACAGTATAAGCTCCTACAAATTGNGTAAATATTGTAGATGCANTTGCATTAGCTGTAGACCATTTNTCAGTAACATAATTGTAAATTAAAACTTTATCACAAATACCAGTTGTATTNTTTGNNTTNCTTACAGAAGGATATAACCATAACGCAAGGTTATTAAATGGATCTACTGCTGCTACAATTCTATCTGTATAAGCTTTGTTTAAATCTGCATCAAAAAATCTATTAACTTTTTCTGCACCGATTGCTTTTAATGCGTCTCCATTAATTTCAAAGAAACCATCATCAGCATAAAAGAATACTCGTCTATCTGTTTGTGTTACAGTCTGTCCATATACAGCACCACGATTAGAAGATATAACGGAAAATCTNAATACTGTNTGTCCGCCAATATAGTCCATACGAACAATTTGATTTTGTCTAAATACATATCCTATTTCTCCAGATGTTATTGCTACAATTTTTCCACCAGCTCCTGGAATATCTTGAAAGTCTGCTTGTTTTTTTCCCAAGTTCCCAAGTAATATATCATCTATACCAGTCCATTGTACTCTATTAATAAAAGTAGGTTGGCTTCCTGTAACTAAAAAATTTCTAATAACTCCTGATACTCTAAATGTTGGAACTGTACCTGAAGTAGCTATTGTTGATAAAGCAGCAAAGTTTGTTGATGTACCCATTAAATAATATTGAGGAGCATCAACTCCATTACTTGCTATAATGTAATTTCCAAATTGTGTGAATGTAAAAAAATCTGTATTGCCACCTGTTAGAGAACCTTTTCTTGAAGTGAAAGTTCCACCATCTAATTGGTAAATATTTGTTTTGTTTGAAACAAAGTTATAGACATTATTTGAACCATCTCTAAATGAACCAGCTCCTTTAGAATCTGTACCAATAGTATTAGAACTATAATCAACTAAACTTTTAAATGGTTTATAACCTTGAGCTGCAAAATAAACATTGTTAGCTACGTTAGCTCCTTTGTTTAAATGTTTCGGTTGATCAGGTAACCATTCACCAAAAGGTAATTGCATAATTATTTTCTTCTATAAAATGATAAGTCTGTACCTACATCTGTTCTTTGTATAACTGGAGATCCACCAAATGAATCATTTTGATCATTATCTTCTAATCTTTCTAATGCAGTTTGATACATACCTAACCAACTTTGGCTTTGTCCTTGATCTATACCACCAATAAAATTCCATTATCTGATTCAATTGTATATGTTCTTGGTAATCCACTTGTAGAACCACCTTTAATAGAAATTAAGTTTGCAGGAGATATATAGTTTAAATGGTATTTTGTACCATTAGATAAAATATAAAGTGATCTTACAGCAATAAAACCAGTAGGTACTGTTTCAGTTTCACTATCAATTGTAATAGTTTCAATCTGTTCCATTTGTCTGATTCTTAATTTTGCATTAAGATCTCCTTCTACTAATTTTATAAAGTCATCAGATATTTCTGAAGTTAAATCAGATCTGTTTAACCAATTAGCTATAGAAGCTTTTAATTCTGTATATGTACTTATTGCCATTATAATTTTCCTTCTGAGCTTCTAAAATATCTGTACTCGTTTGAGTTTAACTTTTTACGTAATATTTTTTTACGTTCAATATGTGGTATTGCAAACCAATTATTAGTTCCATTATATTCTTTGGCCCATATGCCTAAACATATATTTGGAATACTAGCTATTCTTTTTAAATCTCTTGATTTAGAATAACCATCATTTAATGTAATTAACCTTTTATTCTTTTGAAGAACAGGTTCTACATCTTGAGTATTCTTAATAGTTAACTTACCATCTGATTCTTGAATGTATGAAGTTTGTTGAACTCCATCGTAAGTAACGTCTCTTAACTTAGTCATTACTCAGTCAATGATGTAACGTATAAGTTTCCAGAAGCACAAATTGCAGCTACTTTCTCACCTTCAGAAATTTTAATAGTTTCAATTTCTCCAACTGGTAAATAAACTGTACTTGTTGTTGCTGTAGGGTTAATACCAATTTCGTAATGACAGTTAGCATCAGCTACTAATCTTACGTATTGTATGTTTGCACCTATAGCAGCACTTTGAACAGATGAACCACTCATAGCTACTTTAGATGTTGATTTTGGTTTAAGACCATAATTCATTTTTGCCATATTTTATCCTTATTAAATTGTTGTAAGGGGTATTGCTACCCCTTATGTAAAATTATCTTCTTACGATAACTGTTACGTCTATTGGTTGAGATGTTGAAGATCCACCATCAGAAGTAATAGTGATATAATCACCTTCTTTAACATT